GCATGCCATCCCATTGAAAAAGATTACATACTAGTGTGTGGCCAGCATGCTCATAGTTTACAATGGGATGGCATGCCTGATATGAATACATATTTTAAAGATACGGTGGTCGAGATACGTGAATACTCAGATAAACCTATAGTATTACGCAGCCATCCGCGCTTTAGAGAAAATTTACATTTTGCTATTGACGACCCACAGTGGTATAAGGATCAAGGATGTGAATGGAATATTGCTAAAAAAGTTCAACAAACATACGATAGTTTTGATTTAGAAAACCAATTAAAGGAAACTCACTTAACTATTAGTCATAGTAGTAACGCAGGCATTACTAGTATTATAGAAGGAATACCTGCTATTGTCAGTAAACATAGTCTAGCATATGATATGGGTAGCTCGTTCCGTGAGCGATTATTTACTAAACGAGAAACGTGGCTAATTAATATGTGTAATATAGAATATCGTGCAGACGAGATGGACGTTGCTTGGGGACGTCTTAGGCAAAAGCTCTAATGTCTGCCACCGTGATTCCTATAGTCATAAATCGTACCATCAAACCACTGAGTAAGTAGGCCGTAGTCACTAAGAAAATTATTAGCTAATAATTTCTCTAGCAGATTCACTCACTAAATCCTTGCCAACTAAATGTAAACATTACGACAATGCTCCTATTAAACTATATTGCCTTGCATTTTGCCAGGTATCGTCAAACATTTCTAAATTGTGTTTGATTTTTCGTATACTACTATCAGTTGGCCGTTTTACTGCCGCCAATGCTTCGTTGTGTGCTGCTTTGAGATATAAATCTGCACTCCTAAACATTGATTGGCAATCTCTATAACGAGACCATCCTACCTTGCTTACTTCTTTTTCTCGCATTATGCCAAGTAAACTACGGTGTTCAACATCAAACTTTTCTCTAAGCTGTTCTGTTTCTGATATCAATGTGTAAACCGCGTCATACTTAGACAGAGACATCTTCCATCCCCGCTGTGCGTAATCTTACAACGTGACCAAGCATAAAGTTCTTACTCTCAAGTCCTTTCATAATGCCTAGCCATCTATTGCGCAATAACGCTACCTCGTTGATAATAGTTTCAAAATCAATAACTTCATCTTCGCCATCAACATACTTTTCAGCATCTCTACTGGTGAGAACCCTTGCATAATTCTCTAGATATTTTGCGAAGTGCTTACGTCTAATTTTCCGTAACTGTATGTTGAGGTGATTAAGAACTGCCTCAATTTCTTGCAGTTGCCCAAAACGAATCTCAGTTGCTGCAGGTAGTTCTTTAATCCTTGTTTCAACAAGTCCATATATAGCAACTTCTTTACGAGCCTCTTCTAGCTCGCCTTCGAAGTACGAAATAAAATCTGGGATATTACCAAGACTATCAACAACCTTTGTGTACCAATTTGTCATTCTTTAATTATACACTATTTCAAAGTTAAGTCAAATATTAAGTATTTGATGTTTGAGTTTATTTGTGCCACTTAGTGGCTGCGCTGATTGTTTTAAGTAATGCCTCCAGAACGGTGCGTTAAATTCAACGACAAATTTACTATAATTTGTCCACAATCCTGCTCTACTTTCTAGTATCCATTCCCCATGTTCTAAATATTTTGTACTATTATGTAAATAAGTTTTATCGTTAACTATATCAGTTTGATCTATAACTAATGAATTAATAGCGACATATTTGTCTCTAACAATATCACCAGTATCACCAAATGTTATATCATTCTCAGTTTTATTTAACAGTTGCATAGAGAACTCTTGATTTCGACTATAATCGTAGTCTACATCAAACTCAAGTTGTCTGCGGCCCTCTGGTAAACTACCTATATAGATTTCATTAGAGTTCCATTTAATACTAACGATTGGATCGTCTACGCCACGATAACTATCTAACTCTAACTTGATGCATGTACTACTATATGTGTTGCGAACAAGAGCATCTACATGATCAATTATATTATCCATCAGAGCTACCGCAGGTTCACTTCCCTTGGGCTTATCCTTAAAAAACTGTCTGGCATTTTCCATATCAACACCAACTTGGCTTACTAGTCGTTCTGATACCCTGAATCGATTAAAGGGAATATTATATTCTTGAAAGAGATATACAAGACAGTATAGACGTGCCATCTTTTCCTTGTATGTGAGCGTGGAATTATCAGGATGCCAATGTAATTGAGTAAAATTGTTGTTAGGGAATTGTAACCCACTATTGCGGCTACTTGGAGTATCGGTTAATACACTAAATGCACTTAGGTTTATTAAGTTAATATCCCCAGAAGCAAACTTAGGGCCAAACTTAACAAATGTAACTAATTGCTCTAAGAAATCCTCATATCGCTCACTCCAGTGCCCAACAATAATATTTAGTATTGATTGTATTCCTACTTGGCCCAGTTGTTCAAGTTCATATAATAATCCATCTACGTCAGTTTTTTTATTCATATGTAGTAGAACATGATCACTACCAGCTTCAGCACCAATAGTTAAACTAGTACACCCGCTGTCCTTGAGTGTTTTATAAAACTCTGATCCATATGCACTGCTACGTATTCTTGGTCTAGCAATCCAATTCGCATTCCACGTAATACGTTTTTCAACTGGTGTTGCTTTGTTATGTTTTGCGAGTATACGAATGAACTCATTAACACTTCTCATACTACCATTGGCGATACTATCTGCACTAGCAAAACTATATATACCATGCCTATTAGCAAGGAATATCATTTCATCCGCTAAATGCTGTGCGTCTTTTTGTTGAAATTTTCCAAATTGAACAGCAACATCACAAAAATCACATGCTCTTACACACCCCTTGGTTGTGTAGACTGGAAGTTGTTGTAATATTCCTGCTCCTTGTATACCATACGACATAAGATTGTAATCATCAAAGTTACTAAATGGATATGTCAGTTTATTGTTTGTAGGGGTCTTCTGTTTGAACAAATTATCTACATAACTTCCATCAAGTAAATCTATAATAGCATCCTCACTATCACCAAGTAGTACTTTGTCATATAGGTGTTCTTGAGATAATAACTGATAAAACAACGTTTTTTGACTAGTCAGGCTTTCAAATGGACTAGTGGTGAGTCCTTTTCCTCCTACTACAATCTCCCAATCCCTAGGCAGGTCTTTAATATACTTTAGGAACTCGTATGTGGCTATGTGTGCATAAACACTGAATACACTGATTCCTAAATACTTAATTTTATAATTACATATACGATCATACAGTAATTGGTAGAAGTCACGGGGGTTGTCAAGAGAAGGCAACCCTAGCCAATAACTACTTTTATCAAAGTATTGGCTAGGGTCATTATTACAAAAATTTTTTAAAAAAATTATATTCGTGTCAATAATTTTAATACTGTACCCTGCACTTTCTGCAATGCCTTTAAGTACTGCTGGGCCGCACGGAGGAACTTCTAACTCACTATACGGGAGAGTCAACAATAGCATATCATGTTGACTACTAGTCTCCGTCTCCGAACTCCATTTCTTCATCTAATCCACCGTTATATTCTACTGCCGTTTTTAAGTAAGTATCACCAGCAGCTAGTGAAGCCATGATTTGATCATCTACGCCGGCGTCAATTAAAATGCCAATCCAATGGTCTGCTGCTTGTTGTTTCTCCTTGATATATTCTTTAAGTATTAACCAAGATTCCACCAATAATTCTTCTTCTTCCATATTATACCTCAGTTATATCAAGTTGTTCGTCGACAACGTCATTAATTTCTTCAATTTCAGCTACTAGTTCTGTTTCTGCATTACTTATAGGATCATCGGCCATATCCTGCATAATAATTTCAAGTTTATCACCAGTCCATCCTTTACGGAATTCTAACATCTCCTCGCCTGCGGCTGTTGTATACTTTAGGCGGTTGCCTTGCTTAGTTAGTAAGCCTTGTTTCTCAAACATATCAAGTAACCCACTATACGGATCCATCCCTGACTCGTATGGAATCTTAACTTGTACTGCCTCAAACGGCTTCGAGTACCGGGTCTTCATAACCTTACATGCTGCCCTAATCCCCATAACATCACTTACCTTATTACCGTCTGAGTCTTCTTTAAGTTTAAGTTTCCGCATGGCAACCACAATACTGGATGCATAGATAAAACCCTGCCCGCCACTGATCTTATCATCTGGATCAAACATATCCTGTGATGCATAAGTGTGGTTAGTGGCAACAATACCCACGTTATAACTACCAATCATATTGACTGTATTACGCACCAGTGATGTTAACGCCTTTGGCTTACGTCCGAGGTCGCCTTTCATGTCACCAGCTTCAAATTGATTAACGTCAGTTGGGGTCATCATCATACCTAAACTATCAAGTACAAACAACACCTTGGGACGTTCTTCTTCTGGCATCGCTTTATAGTCTTTCATAAACGTACTGATAGTTTTTGCAACGTCGTCAATCATACTCATGCTTAGTTTAAGCAGTTTACTTTCATCAGTGTCAACACCGAGTGCTTTTAGCCAACTCTCATCCAGTGCGTTCTCTGAATCAATCAATACTACAAAGATACCTTGATCTTGCGCATTTTTAACGATGTTTCCGCTTGCAAAGTAACTCTTTCCTGCTCCTGATTCGCCGGCAAACACTGTAACTTTACCCATAGGAACCCCTTTGTGAAAGTCTCCACTGATAAGGTAGTTAAGTGCGAGTGAGCCGGTACTGATCCAATCAGTAGGATCATGGAACCCAATACTGAGTCCGTCAATACTCTTTGTGATATCTTTTCTAAACTTGCTGACGTCAAATGGTTTTGCCATGTATTACACCTTTCTAAAATATGTTTGTAACGGGTTCAGTGTATGGAGGGAGGGCCGGGCCCTCCCTCCTCTACATTATGCCTTTTGGCGACTGCGAATCATTGCAAGAATGTCTTCTGCACTCTTACCTCCGCTATCTCCAGCTGACCCTGGAGTTGGAGTTGCTACTGGGGCAACTACTTCTGGTGCAGCTTCTGCTACTTGAGCAGGCGGTGCTGCAATTGCTTCTTCAGCTACTTCAGCTACTTCAGCTACTGGAGCGGGAGTTGCCACTGCTACCGCTGGTGCAGGTGCAGGTGCTCCAGCTGGAGCATCGATGCCGTATGGGCGATAATATTGCCCAAATCGTTCAACATCATATGGCTGACCATCTACAGATGCCTCAAACATTTCCTTAATAGCATTAAGTTCTACTTCGTTTGGACGCTTGGGTAGAAAATCATTAAGGGTATAAAGACCATTTACATCAATAGCTGCACGTTGCACTTCAGTTATTGCAGTCTCTTTGCGTGACCACTTACTTGTTGAATAATCAGCATATTGTCCTTTTGTAGTTTTTGTAATACGAAAGTCCAAACCCATATCATAATCCGTAGGGAGTTCCTGAATATCAGGATCCATTAATGCGTCTTTAATAATGTTAAAGATACTTGGTGAGATTACAAACCTACGAATTGGATTTTCAGATTCAGTATCACCCACTAGTGGGTTATCCGTTACAAAGCCTTGGAAAATATACGAACGCTTTTTCCAGTACTTACGGCCCATATCTTCTAATGTTGGGTCTTTAAACCAAGGCCGTACTTCTGATAGAACTGGACAAGTATCGCCCCACATTTCAACGCAAGGAACTTGTACTTGTAAAGGTTTGCTATTCATATCGCCTTTAACGCCAGCAAAGGGCAAGCGAATCATTAGCCGTTCTTTCCAAAAGAAAGTATTTGATTCATCCGCATCCGGAAGGAAACGTACAACTGCCGTTGAGCCTTCTGGAATATTCCAATGTGGGTAAATTGCGTTATCGCCGCCGCCTGATCGGTCGCTGCGATTATCTTGAGATTTTAGTTTTGCTCGAATTTCTGCTAGTGATGCCATTGTGCCTATTCTCCTATAATTGCCAAATGTGCCTGTATTGTATGCCTAAGATACATACTGCTTTAACTCTTACAGTATATAACAACTGTATTTAGCAGTCAATATAAAAAGAGTGTTTTTTGACAAAAAAGAGGAGCAATAAATGCTCCCCTTTGTATAAGTTTATGTTGTGAAAGTTTAGTTTTTAGCAATATCCTGGAGTTTTCTAATATCACGGGCTACCAAACTTCTTGGTGTAATTTGGTAACCGGCTTCACCTTCGTGAATTCCATGGTTACTCTTAGCGCCTGAATTAATGCCTGCTGCTTTCTTAAGCCATGCCATATCGTCTTCTTCTACTGCATCTTCTTCATGAACATCTGTATCTCCTTGCTCTAAAAAATCGCTAATAATACCTCTTGCATCTGCATCCGGATCGTTATCTGCTAATTCACCAAGGTCATCGTATAGTTCATCATCACCAATATAGTTTCCTACTATATCAATCGCATCTTTTGCTGGGATAGGGCCGCTTGCTATAAGTTCCTGAAGGCCAGACATATCGTCTGCAATATGCCATGTTCCTTCTTTAACAGTGTCTTCTTCTTCAGATTCTTTAATCAATCCCATGGCATCTAATTTATCAAATATATATTCATGTGGATCACCGTCTCTGCCTTTTTGTGTTCCGTAAGGCATTTCATCACTAAAGTGCCGATACAACTTGTCCATTAACGCTTCATCAGCTTCGTAAACATCTGGTCCGGCAGCTATCTTAGCGTCCTCTTCTGGCGTTAAGTTTAAATTATTTGTGAAACTGTCCATTTCGGAGTGTTCGTTAAGTTTGAGGCCACGTGCTTTAAGTTCACGATACGCCGCTTTGATTTGCTGACCAAACACAGGTGAAATATCTGGTTCGTCTGTGTCGTTTTTCTTAATCCATGCTTTTAATTTAACATCGGACATTTTATTAAAGGCGCCACTCGTCTCTGCAACAACTTCATCACCATCTCTGATAATTTGATCTATAGGTTTGTTGTATCTTTCAATCGCGCCGTCTGAGTTAAGAGCATATTTAATTTTCCAACCATCTCTTTTTGCATCATTAACATTTTTTGTGCTAGGTTTAATACTCTGTGTTTCGTCGCCACGTATCATCACAATAACATTAGTTGACATATCACTGTCGTCTTCTTCGTCGTTTTCATATTCATCAAATTCGTTTGCTTCATCGTCTGATGTATTATAACTGCCGTCTTTATCAAAGCCGCCCTCAACAACACCATCTATAGCATTTTCATATGCTTCCATTGGATCTACTGCTTCTTTGGGACCTTCAATTTGTTTAGGCTCAGGTTGAGCAGCTATTGATTTGCTTTGCGCAAGGGCCATCTTAGCAAGTGAAATAGCCTTTATCTTATTTGCTTTATAATCTGGATCGTCTTTTGTTCTCTTACCAAACGTAGTGTCTTCACTACTAATTTCATTTGCCATATTGCCTGCCCAGTTTGCAACACTGTCATCTTGAGCGCGATCTGCAACATCCCTAAGGACGGCGGTAAGTCTACCAAGATTATCCATAAATTGCATACCTTGATACGCCGGCGTGCCGGGCATCATTTCTAATGTTGCCGGCAATTCAAAATCTGGCCTATCTATACTATCTGCAGAGTCAGCACCGCGATCTGACATACCAATGCCCATTTCGCCATGGCCCTCTTGGTCTTCTTTTTCAAAATACCACTCACCAATTTCTTTACCATCCTTGACAGCAACTTTATGCTCTGCGTCTGGTGTATTCATATCACCATCTTTAACTTCAGCCTTCATTGCCTTCGCAGCGGCTAGCCATGAATTAACATCTTTAAAGTGATCTCCAGTCTTTTTCTCACTTAACTTGACTGCACGGCTTACTGCCCCCAGACTATTTTCTAATCTAGTATCAAATACTTCTCGTGTTAGGCGTGTGCGTAAATCATTAACATCATCTTCATCTACTTCAATTTCATGCGGTTCAAAATTTTCGAAGTAATCAATATAACCTCGTTGCTTAGTAACACTCTCAAGTGTGCTTTTCAATCCATAATAACGGCTAGTTGCTTTTTCAATTACGTCTTGGGCGTCCTCACTTACATAATCATCTTTTTTAACACTACGGACAAATCCCTTTAATTCAGACATTTCTGCCATGATCTCTGAAATGTGTTCACCATGCTCATCGTTCTGATAACCACCGTTACTGATATGTCTTGCCATCGCCCTGGCGCCCGGTAAATAGTTATTCTCGAAACGGAATCGTTCTCCCATACTATTCTCAATGTAGATGGCCTTAATATCTCTACTGCGAGACCCTTGCCTATCCTCATCTACAGTATTATGGTGCTGAACAAGTAGTCTGGCACCATTTAGGTCTTGGTAGCTCTTTTGTTTACTACCATATAATTTACTTTCCATTGCAACTTTATCCTTAGAATTACTTTTACCAACCAAAAAATCAAAATCTGATTTGTCTAAACGTGTCTTTGTGATGTTTTTGGCTTCGTAATTTATCATATTCCGTGAGCTGAAGTATCTGAGGTCTTTTAGGAAGTCATACCATTTACGCTTGGATCCACTTCCTGCACCATCAATAATGTCATTCTTAAAGTATATCTTAAGACTACCTTCATCTAGTATACTAACTACTACACTTCCAAAATCTTCTCCGTTGTCAGTAAATTCAAATTCAAAAAATACTGCTTCATCAGGCACTAATGTCTTGGCGCCGTCATCCCTGCCCATCGTAAGGCTGTTAAATTTACCGCGAAGTTTTTCATGGAGGTCTTGTGCTAATACGCTCATACTGTATTTATTAAATTAAAACAAAAGGCATCGGGTCTCTGGCAAAGTCATTTCCATCCCGTAATTGGTCGTCTAAGTCTGGAACGTAGGTTTTAAGCTGCGTAGCCATCCGCAGTGCTAGAATCGTACTCATTACAAGGTCATCAGTTTCGCCACTTTTCGCAGCATAACTAGTGCCGTTAGCAATAAAAGTTTTAAGCTCACTCACGAGCATCTTACTAGTTACCTTTAGTTTATCTGTTTCTATAAGTGTTTTTAACTTAGCACATGAACTAAGTTTACTCTTTTGCGTAGTGTTAAACCCCTTGCGGAAACGCCGAGCATTGCCATGAGATCTAGTTTCACTTAAAAATATACCAGGAATATTCTCTTCGCCTATATCTGCAATGCTTATAAGTGCTGCTTCGCCAAGTGTATTATTCTCTACACTGTAATATACGTTATGCTCTGAACGTGATTCTTCAGCTAGATACTCACATATACCGTGTAATATCTTTATTTGTTGTGGTATAGGTGTTTTACTATGTGACCACTCTGCCACCTGTATCATACTGGGTGCTTCAAATACTTGTATTGCTGCTGGGTCGCCGCCTGTGCCTAAACTAGGGTCAAGGGCAACAAGATATAGTTTATCTTGCTGTGGTTTTCTATACCAACGTACTACGCCTTGTTTAAATAACGGTTCCTCACCACGTAATGCTAACAATATGAGACTGTCAATTAAAGTTTCATCATTAATAACAAATTCACAACCATGTTCTCTACGAAAACGTTCCTCGCCGATTCGACCTAATTCTTCTGCTTTCCAAACCTCATCCCTATCTGGGTGTTCTTCCCAATAAGCGCGGAATGCCTTAAATCCATTAACGCCAACATCAGTATCATTGCCATCAACATCATAGCACTTATTAGCTAATCGCCATATCTCAGCAAACTGATCTTCATCACTATTTGGAGTACTTGTGATAATAGCACTACCACCAGTTGCCAGCGTAGGTGATATACTAGTCCAGAACTCTTTAGCAATGCTGGGCCTAACGAACGCAAACTCATCTGCGTATAGTAACGAAATACTCAGTCCACGTCCTGTATTTTCCGTAGTTGCTTGTGCAATAATACGTGAACCGTTCTCAAACTCTATACTACCTTTGTTATAACTTGTGACGCCGGCGCGAATATGATTCGGACATAGTTCATACGCATATCGTATACGTTGCATAATTTCCTGTGCGCCCGCATACTTGTGCGCAGCAATAAGGATAATACTATCAGGCACAAACATAGCCCTCCACAACAGATATCCAGCGGCTGTCGTTGTTTTGCCAGTTTGCCTAGGCAACATGTTAACATTGAATCTGTTTTCATGGTACGTGTGTAGTAATTTAATTTGATAGTCATATGGCTTATACAGCAACTGGCCCTGCGTTGGGTGTTGTATATGAAAGTGGTTGTTCATAAAGTAATACACACCATCCACGGGATCTGCATTTTTTGCAAATTCTAAAATTTCTTCTTCTGTAAACGACTGCCGTTGGTGTGCTTTTTTTACAAGCGAACTATCTTGTGTAAGATTCATTAAAAATCCTTAAAGTTACTATTGGTTTGGTTGATACTTGTATGTATTCTGCTATAAAATCAAAATGTCTTGACAACAGTTGAAACACATCTTGTTGTAGTCGTTCGCTAGCTATTCCGTAACTACTACTACCAATATGTCTATAATATGTCTTATTTAACCCATATCGCGAACCGTACTTAGGAAAGACTCCGCTTAAAAATAAACAAGTGTCTCCTAATTGTTTGGCGCTTGTATAATCTTTATTATTTAGAATAGAATACGCCTCAGCAAATGATCGTTCTGGTAAAAAATCTGGCTTATCGATAAAACTCGCTAATAGTGCACTAACATAAACTTCAACATTTTCCGGTAGCGCATGGCCTGTTTCTTTGCGTGTATTGACAATCATGTCATTAAATGGTAAAAAATATTCATCACGCATGTGCTGCATTAACTCCTATATAATATACTTATTAACAAATAAGGGCTAGTGATATTACTCACTAGCCCTTATCACATAACATTAATGTTATCTGTTAGTCTTTTTTAATAATAGCCCATATACCGTAAGCAAGTCCTGCCCACGCTACCCATTTAATAACAGGACTAGCAATTAGTGCTAATACACTAATTGCAATTACAACGCCGCCGTCCCAACTAGTACGCTCGGCTACTCTGTCTTTTACATAATTAACGATATTCATCTTTTTCTCCCTTTAAGGTATCTGTAGTAGTGGCAACTATGCCCCTTGATCCCCAGTTTACCGGTTGAGGTTCTTATTAATAAATTACGCTGTTACGATTTGTACTGAAACATTCGCTACTGCAGAAGTTTGATCATCAACCCACACTGCACTTGCACCTGTTGCAAATTCATGTGTTGCGGCGCCAAACTGTGTTAGTGTTGCGCGGTTAGCTGTAAGTTTAGTAACATAATATGTTTTACTTGAACTATCTGTTGCTGTTAGTGTTGCTTCGCCAACTGCGATAGCACCACTTGCTTTTGCAACTAGACTAACAATACTTGTTCCGTCTGATGTAGTGACACTAAAACGGTTTGTGCCCTTTTGATTAACAACTGACGTGTTGTTTGCTGTTCCGCCAGTAACTCTAGCGATCATTTGGATCTGTTGGCCGGCCATACTTTGTGCGCCGATGGCACCAGTTTTGTCGTTGCCGTCAACTGCTTTTGCTGTTTTTAGTGGTCTTCCCATTTGTTTTCTCCTTCATGAGTTTAAGACGTTTTAGGTCTACGGGGTTGAGTCCCCATAAACTAACGATTTTCGTTAGCCTTGTATTTATCGACAAAAATCCCCCAATCAAGGGGGATAAGTGTCTTTTATTGATCTAGTCTGCTTAGAATTATTCGCTCTTAAGCTCCTCAATCATATTTTTATACTCTTTGTAAAAAGTTTCGTCAACATTATCAACATCAAGTGCCCTTACTGACATGGCGTTATCTCCGCCTGCGGCTGTTGGATGCATAGTCTTCGGTCCATTTAATCCACCACTTAAACCAATAAGTTGCTCCTCGGCATCCATATATTGCTCTTCTGGCTCGTTAGCATACTCTTCAATCTTTTCAGCATAGTTATCGTACCCTGCTAATTTCATAATATCCGTAAGCTCTTGGACTGGAATTGTAACAACTGCCTCTTTAACTTCAGGATCATCTGAATCAAGATCATCTGAATCAGGATCATCGCCTCCGTAGACCGGATCGTTTGTGCCTTCTGAAACTATGCCTAAAACACCAGAACGGCCTGCCATTTTAAGCATTTCTTCTAATGCATAATCACTATCGTCTTCTACTTCATGAACTTCTTCAATGCCTTCTTCAGTTGCTGATTCACCATATTGGTCTGGATATGCGATATCCTTTGATCCAGCCCAATTTGCTAAACGTGCAGCTAATTGTGCGGCTTCTTCTTTGGATAGCTGAACATAACCGTCAGGACCAGTTAACTGAATACTTACTTGGTCGTCACCGGAGCCAAACTGCTTAACACTAACATCACCAATTGTGCCCATTTCTGTGCCTTCAATTACTGATTGGTCTTGCTCAATTGTTTCTTCTTCAACTTGTGTGACGCTTTCGTCCTCAGATACATCAAATTGATGTTTTCCAGCTGCATCGATGCCACGCTGCATATCTTCATTGTCGTAGCCCGCTTCTACAATTCCCTGTAGTCGTTTCATTACATCTTGCATCTGCATTTTATTGTTCCTTTGCAAACTCGTACTTGCGAGTTTCTAAATCTTTTAACATGCTCTCATTATATTCATCACCGAATACTTTAGCAACGTCATGTTTGTTTTCGTCTTTATATTCAGCATCTTCAAGTTTGGCAGAATATTCTTCGCCTTCTTCTTTAAGTGCTTCTTCCCGTGCAATTTCTTCTGGATGATCTTTATTAATAACAACTAAATGACTAGCTGGAATATCCATAATTTCAGTTAGATAATGATAAAGCTGATTTGCTGTTACTGGGTATGTTAACTCTGCATCCATAATATGCACTTCCGTATTTTGCAATGTTTGGAAGTCCATTGGGTGCTCTTGGATAGGAGTACGCTTGGGCTTACTTAAACTCTTAAGTTCCCATTTTTCAAGAACAGTTTCCATCTTATCCAGTAGCTCATCCGTGCATTCACATGCAAGTTTTAACCGAAAGGTATAAGTGGTTTCGTCTTCTGTGAGATATTCTACAAAGCTCTTCATTATAATCATCCTATATTATATTTATACTTTTTTGCCCAAAATTTCAGCTAATAATGTGTTACGATCTACTACCACGCCCTCTCCATCAACTGAATTATCACCATCTAACTGCTTTATCCTAAGGTCTAGGGTTGCTTTTTTAAGTTGCAAATCTACCATTTTTAGCTTTTTATTAATTTTATGTGATTTTGCACTTAATGCCGTATCTAGCATCCTACTAGCATTATTAAATATTTCGCCAGCAAATCGCGCTTCTACATTCATACCCAAATCCATCAGGTCCTGAAATGTTGCTTTTGCTGTTTCGGCAATATCATCCATCTCTGCGTCACTTGATTCTAAATCTCGTATAGTAGGCAACGCGGCATCAATCTTATCTACTGCTGACAATGCTTCCTGGATTTGTGGTAGTGTCTTCGGAGCTTCTTTGTCTGTGTTCATGCCAATGAGCTCATAATTTTCCCCAATAGTTACTTCGGGCATTTCATCATCAAGGTCAAAGAGCTGTTCAAGTTTTTTTGTCATTATGCTTTCTCCGGAGTTCGGATCATCGTTTCTCTGAAACTAAAATCTTTATTGCGGCCTCTGTTAGGCACAAACCCAAACTGTTTATAAAATTGTATAAGTCTACCTTTAGAACCGCCAAATGCTGTGTCTGGAGTTAGTGCTATTATTGCGCCTTGTGCATCCGCCATGTCAACTATACGTTGCATAATTTTAGAACCGATCCCACTGCCTCGGAGGGGTTTTGGTACTTCAATTCTACTTAGGGTATAACCTTGTTCAGCATTGCCGTATAGATTAAGTATAACCCCAAACTCTGCTTCTATGTCTCCAGCAAAGTCTTCTGTTAGTTCATGTATTCTCATATTACCATTACTTATCAGCGTTTCTTGCCACTATGGAAGATATCTGCTTCAGTTACGATCCGGAATTGCACACCTTTGTGTTTACACCATTTAGCTGCCGCTTCCCATTTGGCATGATTGATGGCGATTGCAAGTTTATCACGCTGACTTGTCTTTACGCCCAATCTTGTTTGACTTGACGGCTTAATCTCAATAAGCTCGGCTCGCTTAGATCCAGTTTTACTTTGATACATTATAAAAAAATCAGGAACGTAAATGCTTTGCTTGCCTGTTAGGGGATTACGATAAGGTATTCGTATCGACTCGCTTGCCCAGTTTATAATACTTGGGTGATTATCAGCAAAACGCATAAAAGCATGTTCCCAACTGCTTCTGTAGCGAGGAGGCTTATTGCCTGCATATTTGCTAGGGTTAGCAACTTCATATAATCCATTAGCCCAGTTAGGCATTCTATTTCCCTAACTCTATCATGTCACAGCAGCTCATGGTGCTACTTGTCTATTATTCTCTGCGCTCGGAATAACTGGAAGTTTGTACCCGATTAGACTCGTGCCTGATCTAGATAAATTAAACACTAGCCCCAATGTCTTTTGATAATCTGGTGTATCTATCTTGTCAATAATATCCTGTGGATATACACCCATTTTGCTTGCTGCTATCAAAACAGCAACAGTATTTGCAGCGATGGCGTCTTCATTAATTCCTGTTGTATCTTTAGCTCTAAAAAATGCCTTAACTACATCATATTCACTTGGATTAACAGTTACCGTTTCTTCAAAATATTCTTCAAAATACTGTTTTACTTTCTCATCTATAGAGTTATCTGGATTAATTATAGGTACTGATGTATCAATTGCCATTAAATTGTCTTTCCAAATTCTAAGTCAAGGCGTTCATTTAGTAGTTGTAATTCTCTTAACGCACTAGGATCAATATTACCAAGGTTACGCTGGTTATCTATTCTAGTAGTTACTCTGTCCACTTGAGATTCTAACTCTAGACGTCGTTGATTCTTTGTGTTAGTTTGTGTGCCACCATTAAATAAATTAGCAAAATTGTCGCTTAATTTATTTGGCGTCGAGGTCGTGCCATCATTGGCTGGTATTGCGATTGCATTACCAATTGAGTTAACTATGTCGCCAAGTGAGTTAGCAAACGTTGATGTGGTAATTACTTGATTATTACTAACTACCTTATTACTAGTGGGAAGTCTTACAGTTCTATCCACAGTATTAATCCGGTTAGGGCGGCCGGACCCTGTTAGTGTTGTACTTCCTTGCGTAGTTGGCACAATAATATCATTAAATGGATTTTCCCCACGTAATATGGAGCCTATTATACGGGTTCCATCTTTTTCTAATACTGCGCCCAAATCAATGTTTTTAACCTCGTTAAAAACTACTCCGCCTTTAATTACTGCACCTAATATATTACCACTGAACAGGTCTTTTGCAATAGAACCGGCAGTATCAAGTAGGCCGCCTTGGAATAATACAGTGTCCTCTAATAACCCACCAAATTGCCCAAGTGGACTTGGTGTAGTATCATAATGTATTGTGCCAAAACCTTTTGGATTTATATTATTAACAAACCCTGTTGCATACTTAACCGTTTCATAGGTTACTCCTATATTATGTTCCATTAATTGGCCTGATGCATACGAATGATTATCGTGACCGAATGAAGTTATCATAGGATTAATTAGAGTATACTCAGCAAACCGCTTCTGGTACATACTATAAATTCTAATGTCTTTAAAAAATCTGCCTTGTCCTTCTGCCAGGCCCCATTGACTATCTTTATATCCAGCATACCTATCGTTTGTGCTGTAGGCGCCGGCGCTTTGAGAGTACTGACTATCTTTGAAATAAAAGTTTTGATAGCTATGCAGGAAGCTCCGAATTAGGTCATGCTGGTCATCATGAAATGTAATGTTTATAGGATTATAATGTATTTTATGTTGACTGTGCACCTCTCTATTGTACTGATTATGCGTTTGCACATCGACACTAAAGCTAGGCAACCCTGCTGTCTTAATTAGCATAGGTATTTCCATCTTTTCAACACTATTAAACATCTGAGCTGCTTGTGGTGTGAAATTGAAAACTACCGCAAATAAATTTTGGTAGCGAGGTTGTAATTCGTAGTTATTGTCTACAAATAATCTAGATGCATGTTGGAAATCTTTAATCTGATCTCCTTTAGCTAGTGCATTTAAAACAGTATTAACGCTAGTCAAGATACGTCTCCTATCTAGTATTTATCCACAAAAAAACCCCCCATACCAGGAGGGCTTATTGTATTTGTGTTTGGAGATATTACCCTGTTACTACTGAACCAAGTGTTCGCGCTACTGTTGCGCCAACGCCATCACCAATTGGTGACTGGATAGCATTATCAAATCTGATTTGAGCAGTAATAGTTGCTGCCTCAGATGATGCGTAATTAAGGTCATTATAGTTTACGTTTGTTAGGAAGCAACCATAGCACTCCCAAGTCTCAAGTACACTTGCTGCGCTGGCACCGTTTCCGCCGTCTAATATTTCAAAACGTGTAATGAACTTATAGTCAATTCCTGACGCGGCACTAGCTTGTTCCATGACGTCAAACTGCTTCTGTACTTGTTCACCAAGTAGTCTACTTACAGCGCCATTAACATCATCACGAAAGTTAACAGTAATTTGCTCCCAAGAATGTTTGCCTGCTAGGTAAACACGTGAGTTATAAACTGGAATTTCCATTTCTTCAAATGTAACGCTAGGTCGAGTAATATCTATTACTTGCTTAGTTAATTCCGTACGTGGAGTAGACACGCCTAAGTTCTCAAATAACGCACGAAAGCGGTATTTAAGTTTTGGCATAAGCAAGCCTTGTGAGCTTGCTGATTGATCACTGTCTAATGGTACAGTAAATTTTGTTAGTGATGAAACTGACATATTGTCCGACTCCTGTAATTCTTTTATAAAAGTATTTATCTGTTATGCGTTAATAAAAATGGGGGGTAAACTGTATACCCCCCATTAATTTCTGCTTTCTACGCTATTTAAACGCTATTTGAAGAGGCTATACTGCCGCTTGCAATCTCACCTGTATTTTTAAGTCTGATTGGAATATATATAAATTCCGTAGCCTTTGTTGGTTCAATTGCTATATCAACATATAGTTCATTACGATCAATTCTGTCATTTGTATTATTTGATTCATCACAAACAACCAAATAATCGTAAATACCGCGTTTTGCAACCAGATCATTCATATACTGCTCAATCTGCTCTTTGAGTTCGTCTCTTGTAATCTTATCATTTGGTTCAAATACAAAACCAAACGCTGTGCGTTGAATTGTCTTACGCATAACAGCAACAAGCCTTGCTACGTTAATACGATCCAGTGCACTTGTGGTTGCTGCTCGTGTCTTATTACCATAGTTAAGAATGCCAGTTCCATTAAAGAATGTAATTGGATTCACTCTATTTGAATAAAGTGTATCTCTTACGCTTTCACGCACATTGTCAACATTAAATTCACCTGTTGCACTATTGACATAACCAATGGATGTAACATTATCAACTAACCCCCTGCGTGTTCCAGCTGGAGCAAACCATTGATAACTTTGATCATCACTACGTGCAATTGTTCTTAGCATCATATGACTTGCTGGGACCGTAATAGTTTTGCCATTTAAATCTGTTGTCTGCCCTGATGGGTAAAATACACCTAAATATGCATCACTACTTACAAGGCCAACTTCGCCGTTATCAGCAGCTAATGACGCATTAGTTGCCCAATTCTGGATCGCTGTACCTGAGGCCGATAATCTAATTGGAGTATCACCAACAACAAACCCTGTATTTCTACGATCGTTATTTAGGCTTACCATATTCGCAATAAGTTCTGGATACCCCGGGGCTGCGATGAGGTTGAAGTCTCTACTATCTTCACGTAGTTCTTCACTAGAATCAATTGCTGATTTCATTGCTGCTACAACAACACTACGCACTGCCTTGCGGCCCATGTACGGTGAACCGTCATTTTTGTTGCCACTAGCTGTTACCCACGCATCCTTCTCTGTTGGAAGTGTTGGATAAAGTGTTGTGCTGCTAAAGTTTGTGCGACTAAAGTAGTTACTACGGAATTTTTTAACACCGTATGTACTTCTCCGTGTATTAAACAGCAGCATACCACGCGGGTAAATTGCTGGATCTGGTTTATCAATATCAACTACGTCACTTGTTAGTAAACTCTTGGTTGTTGACACTGTACCAGTGACGACATCTGTGGTCGTATCACCCATAAAGCGAGCGTCATTAAACAGGATGCCATTTTCTGTTAGTTGATCTGTGTTATCAATCAATACCCATGCATTTTCGCCGTTATCAAGTTGATAACGATAAATCATCGGATAGTTTTCAAGATCACTTGAATCCAACCATAAATCACCAACAACTAATGCAGTTTGGTCACTCTGCGTAGTTGGCTCAGTTGTACTAATAATAACACCACTTGGATCAGTGAGACTAAGATCAAAACCACGTGCATCGGTTACATTCTGATAACCTTTCCAAATAGTACCGTTATGGATCATAACATCAACTTCAAATCCAGTATGGTACCAGTAACTGTTGTCTACTGGATCAGCGGTTGGTGAACTTGTAGCTGCTGTGTATGTTGGTGCAACCCAGTTACTAATAATTAAGTCACTGCTATTACCTGCACGTATCTGGCCAGATGTGACAGCTGCAACTAATCCTGCATCAGCAAGTGGCGTGCCACTTGTATCTTTAGCAACTATGATTCCGCCCAATGCGTGTGTCAATTTTAAATAGCCGTCACTTGTAACTTCAGCACTAACATTAGCAACGTTAGCACCATTAATATCACTAGCTAGTGTTAATAATGTTGTGCCTGTTGTTGTAACTGTAGTAGGGCTAGACATTGCAGTACTATTTGCTGCGCTTGTACTGAGTGTAAATGTCTCAGATGCTGATATTGGACTAGCTGCATTAATGTTACCAGTAACTTCCATAATACCCGTAGCATATCTACGGAATATTTTATAAGTTGCTGTGTCGTTTTCAGTTACGTCATATTGGGTATAATAAGTTCCAACTAAAATTGCCTTACCGCCGGTTGTGTCTAAATTTTTATTAGCAGTTTGGTCATTCTCATATAATAGTGCACTTATGCCATCAAATTGAGAAGTTATTGTGTTATAATAAGAAGTGTCTAATTGTGCACCTAGGTTGCTTGCAGTTGTTTTAACCCAAATACTACCAGCTGGGCGTGATACTGTGTCTGTACTTTTCCATTCTGGAACTGTGTAATGTGCACTCTGTTGAATTAGTGGGCAAGCATATGTTGCTGCTGTTAATCCGCCGGCACTTAGGATTGTGCCACTAGCATTAGCAAGTATAATTTTACCATCTGTGGTTGAGCCGTCACTAGCTGCAGAACTTGTAGCATAAATCTCAATCTTGTTGTTAACTGCTGCGGCCGTAACACCAGTAATGCTGGCGCTAGTAATACTAGATGCTAGTGCAGTTACTGTCGTGCCACTCAGTGTAACGGTTGTGCTATTAATTGTAATAGTGTTGCCGTTAACTAGAGTAGGACTTGCTACTGTTCCTGTGATAGACGCCCAGCTTGTCTGCCATGTGCTACCACCAACTAATACCCACGCATTGCTGCGGTTCTTATAATATACGGGATTACTTGTATTTGTTGCTACTACTGCATATTCACCAATTGCGCCAATTGAAGTCTTTGGAACTCCAGTATCTAAATCTGAGGCAAGGGTGATAACCCGTGGTACCTTATTAGTAAATGCGCCTGTGCTTGGGTTCCATTCAAAGACACCCCAGCGGCTATCTGATCCGGTATCTAACCAAATAGTACCATTAGTTGGTGCGCCAGTTGGGCGGCCTGTGTTCGATGCTAGTTCTGCAAGGTCAATATTTGCACGAGTTACGTATGCTCTGTTGCTTACGCCTAGTAGGCTGTATGCTGCCATAAGCCCATACTCGTTAATTTCATATCCGTGTATAGGAGTTCCTGCGCCAGTTTGGTAAAAGGCTGGATTACCAAACGTAGTAGTAAGCTCGCGCTGACTACCGATAAGATAAGTTTTACCAGCATTTGCGGTTGTGGTTCCTGCGGCGGTTCCTGTACCAGCGCCGGTATTTTTGTCTGATGCCGTAGCAATTATAATGCTTGCGACTGTTCCTGTGTCTGAAGGTACATATTGGCTTTCGTCAATTACTGTTACCTCAACACCTGGTGATACTAATGCCATGTTTTATATCCTCAATATAAGAGATCTCTGTTACGGTATTTATCGATATGCTCTGAAATAGCTTGTTTTGCAAGCACCCTTTAAAGGTTCGTGTAAATACTACTATGCGTCCTATATGTATCCAATGTAATTCAATTCCATGTGCTGTGAATTATCACCGCAAGGGAAAAATTCACTATAGGAGGTTGTGCGAGTCGTGTTGGAAAAAACAAAAAAAAGAACGTCTGCCAAAGCATCCACGTTGGTTTATGGCGGGATACAGGATGAAACATACATGCGAAAATTGCGGATATAAGCCGACGCTGCAAGAACAATTAGTAGTATTTTATGTAGATGGGAATCGTGAGCACATTAACTCAATGAATTTAATAACGCTATGTTTAAATTGTAATGTGGAAATTAGTGTTACTGGTTGGAATCGCGGAGATCTGCTAGAAGACTTGTAACACTTAGTTGTAGCTCTTCAATAGAACTATCATTTGTAATAAGATAGTTAGGCGTAACCCCAGCCCAACTATACTCACTAGCATGGATGTCTGGATAGATTTGAGGCATCCCTTCCGGGTTAGATGCTGCTAATTCAAACCAGTCCGGATCATCTCCCTGCTTAACACGCACAACTACTCCGCCTAGTCTTCGTACCATAGAAACCTCGTTAGGGAATCGAACATCTGTTATTACTGTATTATTTTTGGAATCTACGATTCTAGACTCCATACTTAGTATCCATATATTTTGATGAAAGTGATTACGGAAAACTTCAGTACCCATTAACTGTAATGCTAGCCGGGGGCTAAAATCTGGAATAGCTAACCGTTCAGACCACCAATCATCAACAGTCTCTCTCCATTGCCTGCTCTTAACAGTCGCACCCTCGAGCAATTCCCTGTCCCAATTAAATACTGAGGCTGTTGCATCTTTGAGTGATTTTGCAAAACTCTCGTGTTTGAAGCCTTGCTCGACAAGCATATCACCAACAGTTCCTTTGCCGGCGCCTATGAGTCCTATAATTCCTACAATAGTCATGTATGTATTATAACATAAATTTACTTGTTGTCCAATAAAAAGTTGAGGACTACTTCAGCGTAGGATTCATTACCTGGCCAAGCGCCGGAGTTTCTATATGCTCTAGTTCTAATAATCTCATACAGTATTTAACCGATTATTTTAATAAGATATGCTACTATACCGTTTAGGAAAATAGCACATGCCACAGCGTTAACTACAATTAACGCACGATCGTTCCAAAGAATTGCAACCCACAGCCAGCCGCTGACGCCGATAAACTGTACATACATATTCCACGGATACATGTCGTTAGTTGTCATGATCATTGCAATGATTATCACCAAAGATGATGCCCACTTCAGCCGCCAACTAAGAGGATGGTGATGTTTCGAAGGTGTTAATGTTTTTGAAGGATTTTCGTGTTCCTGCAACTCGTACTCTTCTTCCACGGAATTTACCTTTCCGAATTAGTTGTGGATTTTGTTGTGTACTGCTTCAGCCGATGATAAATGACAAAGGATCTGAACCATCTACATAGTTCTTAAGATCAATTTCTAGTTGTTGCATCTCAGTTTGTGCTTCTGCTTTAAGTGTATCACCATTCATACTAGTACCACCCTGTGGGCCTGCTATTGTACTAAACTTACTTCGGGCTTCACCTAATGTGAACTTAGCCAATGCTAATGAATAGTCCTGTATCCATGGTTGTGTTTTATGATCTTGTAATAACGTAGTATCTGGTCGAGTATTATAAGTCCATAATACCACTTGTTCACCAGTTGCGTCAAACTTACGAAGTAATGTAATTTTATGGTTTACTCTATCCCAATCAAAGTTTACAAAGCCACCAAACATTCTTGCGCTTAGTTCTTGGTATTGAAAATACATTTCGTAAGTAGCTTGCCCACCAACTCTACCTGCTTGTAATAGGTATGTGTTGACAAATGCCGCTTCAAATGGCTCAAACTGTTGTCCAGAATCACTACCGCTGCCTATACTGCGGCGGAAAACTTGTCTCACTTCTTGAATTTCGTCTGGTAGTATATACTCTTGTTGTTCTGCAACAATGGGCAAAAACACATAACTGCTTTCAACTGACGCTTGCGCTCTTTGACGATACTTCTTGAGAGATTGATTAATACACATGTCGTAATGTGATGGATCAAGCTCAACATCTATCATATCCCCAGCTAATCGGAAATAGATATAATCTTGTATGTCTTTTCTAAGTGTTGTTAAGTCTACAGCCATTGTGGTTTCCTTATATTGTATTTATTAGGAAACCTTTAGTAATACTGTGTGTTCGTTTAGCCTTCCGTTCATCTTAGTCTCCGTAGCTTTGATATCCCCAAGAAACTTACGCAGCGCAACCTTGCCAGATTTTCCAAACGCCTTTAGTTGCTCTGCAGGCTTGCGTAATGTTTTCTGTACACTTTGCTTTGCATCAAAATTTAGCAAGGTAGTTCCTTTAATAGTTAAATCTTGGTGAGATTCAGCTACATATTTTCCCAGCTTACGGTTTTTTGTGTTAAACACCCATAGCTCTTGTGAGCCGATGATATCAGCGGGACTAATACTGACAATCTTATAACGAGCGTCTTCGGCACTGTATTTTAGCTTACTAATTAGCTTCTCTACACTAGGTGCTTTTTTAACACGCGACTTCCGTGCTTGCTTCTTAACATTAGCATACACATCCAAGTCAGCAAACAGGGTGTCGAACCACGTTAGGTAACACTTAATATCATCCTTAGAGAGGAATGAATACGCTTCAGCAATTTGTTCCCACTCGTCACGATCTTCTTCACTCATTTTCTTAATTTTAGCAGTGGTAGGCATACTGGCAAGCAATTTATACTCAGCATGGATAGGCTCGTAATAGGCGCGAATCTTATTAATATGCGCTTGTGCAACGGTATGCTTGGTTAGCCAATCAAACATCTTTGGAACGTCTTTACTGGGCTGTAAATCAATCAACTCATCAAACTCGGCAATAATATCACTAAGTTGCTCTGCCATGCGATCTTGGATACTAGGAGTATATATGTTGGCTTTCTTTGCTTCTTCAGCTTTCTGTTCCTTAACAATACTCATACCAGCTTCTACTAGCGCATCAAATTTATCGGTATGATACTTTGTGCTCTGGCTATAATCATCTTCATCATTCTTAGCAGGGCTGCACACGCCATTATCACCTTGAGCAAATGGCTTATCTATATGAACAGATGCCCAATAGCACCAGGCCGCCCCGGTTTGGGTATTCCATTTCCATTCAGGATGCTTTAGGATAGCCTGTGCGCTTTCCTTGCTATATGCTTTACGGATATAACCTTTAATAATCGCACCTGAGTCTTTTGTTTCAACGGCTGTGTTAAATAGCCTAACAAATGTACGATAGCCTTTTTTATAATCAACTGCGCCGGCTCCAGATTTGCGTGCTCGTGTAGTTGGTGCTTTTTTACGCCGTGCTTTTATCAAATTTGCCATAATATTCTTCCATTCCTTCAATTAGACCCATTATATCAGCAACATCTAGGTTATCAATAGCTTCGTGTGCTACCAACTCAACCCACTCACGTTGCAGGGTAGTTATCGGTATTTGCTCTTTTGAGTAGAAATCAAAAATCATTTGTTCCATCATGCAGGTTCTTCTACAACAGTCCAAACATCGCCATCACGCATGGCACTTGCAGTGAGAAAACACTCACCACCATTGTCGCCTTCAAAGACAAGATTGATCTTGTCACCAGTGCGTTCAACCCGCAACAAACCCTTCTGGTTCTGTAGCTCAACTCCACCTAAATCAACATTAAACATAATGTCGTCTCCTGCTTGTTTCTAACTTATACTTCATTATAGCATATATAATGCAAGTGTCTACCGGTTCTAATACAATAAATACTATACAAGTAAGGATTAATAATGCCAAGATTATCGCTATGGAAAGACGGCACTCATACTAACGATTTTAAATTTTTTGATAGACGAATATCAGAAATGTTTACTATTGGCGGAACTGGAGTTAATGTGCACAAATACCTTGGTATTTTAGACCAAGGGGTAAGTTTGGATAAAAGTCAGCCCCAATCAGCGACGGACGACCCTTTAGCTATACAAGATTTTTTATTCTTAGAGAATAGAGACCGAAAGTACAGTCAAGACGTGTATAATATGCGGGGCATCTATAATGTTGCTGATACAGATTTTGACCTAAGCCAATTTGGGCTATTCTTGCAGAATGATACCTTATTCATAACATTTCACTTGCAGGATATGGATCGCATCATTGGGCGCAGACTTATGGCTGGTGATGTTTTGGAATTGCCTCATCTCAAAGATTATAATTCTTTAGACACTAGCGTCGAGGTGGCACTTAAACGCTACTACGTAGTCCAAGAAGGAACAAAGCCAACTGAGGGATATAGCCCAACATGGTATCCGCATTTATGGCGTGTTAAGGCTACTCCACTAGTAGACAGTCAAGAATACAACGATATCCTTAATAAGATACAACTTGACGAAAGCACTGGCGAGTCTACAGGTGCTACATTGCGTGACTTACTAAGCACGTATAAGAAAGAGCTTGAAATAACTGATAAGGTTGTTGAACAGGCAGAAGTAGAGGTACCAGAGAGCGGTTATGACGTTAGTAAATATTACGTTGTTCCTGCAGATTCAACAGGAAAGCCATTAGAGCCTACTGGGCATAATGCAGATGAGACATCTATTACTTCAGACAGTGAATTAATTGATGCTAGTAGCTCGAGGATTAGTCCTGAAAATGTTAACGCTTATAGTGGATACCTAGTTGGTGACGGGCTAGCACCAAACGGAGAGCCAATAACCATGGGAACTGCTTTTCCTAGCGGTGCACTTGAAGGAGACTATATACTACGACTAGACTATTTGCCAAACAGATTATTTAGATTTGGCGGAAGCCGCTGGATTAAAGTAGAAGACGATGTCCGCAGCAAACTAACGCCGGGAACTGGCAATACACTACGTGATGGGTTTATTAATAATAATAAAATTACAACAAGAGACGATAACACGACTACGCCGCAGCGCCAAGGATTAAGTGATATCCTATCAGCTAAGGAAGATTAAATGTCAATTAAAATTAATGAAATTTCTGAATTTGTAATTAATTGCAAACTCAATCAAGAATAAAGGGAAAATAAGTGGCACAAACATTTTTTTACGACGAACAAATTAGAAGGTTCTTGTTGCAATTTATTCGTGCATTTTCAAATTTTCAAGTTGAATATGGCAAGGATAGAGACGGCAACATTACATTAGTAACAGTGCCTGTTAAATATGGTGACGCAACACGCACTGTTTCGAATATTATTCGCGAAAATTCAGAGAATAAAGTAATCCCAACTCCTATGATTAGTTGCCACGTGGCTGCTATGGAATATATGCCAGAGCGTAGACAAGACCCTACATTTGTCGACAAAAAGCATATACGTATGCGCAAATATGACGAAGACACTGGTGAGTACACTGCGACCCAAGGAAACGCTTATACAGTAGAACGGCTAATGCCAGTTCCTTATAAACTGTCAATGAGTGTAGATATTTGGACTAGCAACACTACCCAAAAGTTGCAGTTACTAGAGCAAATACTCGTGTTATTTAATCCTGCTCTTGAGATACAAAGCACAGACAACTATTTAGACTGGACTAGTTTAAGCTATATTGAGTTAACACAAACACAGTGGAGTAGTAGAGCTATACCGGTTGGCGTAGACGATGCAATTGACATTGCAACACTAACATTTGATGTTCCAATTTGGCTAACATCACCAGCTAGAGTTAAGAAACTAGGCGTTATACAAAAGATTGTTGCTAGCATATATGACGAGAGCGGAAGTATAGCTGATGGTGTTATTGATAGGGACATATTGCTTGGAGAACGTATGAAGTTTACGCCTATGAACTTTGGTATTTTATTAATAGGGTCAACTATACAAATATTACACAACGAAGAAACTGTAACTAATAAAGTAGATTACAGCCCATTGAACGACCCTCCAACAAAAGTGGGTGCTAATGATGCGTCATGGGCGGCTGTTATCAACCAGTATGGAGAACTACAACCTGGAATTAGTCAAGTTATGATAGAGGTTGGCTCATCTGAAGTTATAGGAACAATAGCATTACATCCTTCTGATGATTACAAACTCCTATTTACTATCAATAGTGACACTGCACCGACCAACACAATAGGCGCGGTAAGTAAAATTATTAATCCACTTAACAATGCACCAGGATCTGGGCTCGGCGCCGCGGCTGCTGGACAACGCTATCTTATCCTTAACGCTATTGGCAAAAGTTCAAATACAGACGGGCCAGATGCGTGGAAAAGCGCCGCAGGTGCTGACTTTGTCGCAAGTGCTAACGACATTATCGAGTATGACGGCAATAAATGGGAAGTTAAGTTTGATTCTAGTAGTGAGCAGGGTATAGAATATATGACAAACACCACCACTGGTATTCAATATAAATGGAACGATAATAGTTGGGTTAAAAGTTATGAGGGCGAGTACAAGGCAGGAGACTGGTCTTTAATAATATGAACACAAGCATAGGTACTATTTTTTTTAGTACTTCAACTAAGCGATACTTATTTCTTCTACGAGCTAAGGCAAGCCACGGAGATACATGGGCGTTTGTTGGAGGAAAAATTAAAGGCGATGAAAGCCCATTGCAGGGATTGGAACGTGAAATAACTGAAGAAGTTGGCTTTATGCCAGACATCAATAAGCATATCCCTATTGAAAAATTTACCAGTAAGAAGAAAAGTTTTGAATATCATACATTCATTAGTCTAGTAGATA